CTTTCTTTATCTCTACTATTATCAGTACTTTCTTCTTCAAGTTCTTTAATTTTTCTATCAATGCTATCAGATTTGCTTTGAGTAGATTTTTCAATCTTAGCAATTTTACTATTATAAGATTTTTCCATTGCAGCAAGTTCATCATTAATTGATTTTTCAGCTGCAGCTTTTTGCTCTTCAAGTTCTGCCTTAATTGCATCACTTACTGCTTCAGCTAACCTTGTAAGTTTTTCTTTCTTTTCCTCTGCAATTTTAACTTCCTTATCAGCTGTATCTTTAGCAAGTTTAATTTCTTTTTCTGCTGCATCCTTAGAAGCTTCATACTCTTTTTGAAGTGAATTCTTTTGCTTCTCAAGTGCCTTTTGTTGGGATTGAAGTTGCTTCTTATAACTTTCATCTGTTGTTTCATCTACTTTATCTCTAATACCGTCAATATCATTTTCAATACGATCTATCCATTGTTTATAATAAGATACCCAGTAGTTATCTTCTGTTTTCATGCTACTAGCTTTTTCTTTATTATCATTAGCATTTGTAATTTCAGTTTGTAGATTGTTAAACGTTCCACCTTTGGAGTTCCACTGAGTTACTAAATCAGTGGCTAGCTTTTGATTTAGCTTAACATTTTCCTTATTACTATTAGCAGTATCTAAAGTATTCCTGATAATTTGCCCTAACTGATTATTTTGAACCCCAAGAGTATTTACAAGTATACTTACGAACTTTCCAAAACCATTACCCACTTGATTAGCAATTGCTGTATCAACATAATTCTTACTAGAACCACTATCTAAAATTCCAGTTCCACCACTAAGATAATATAATTCTTGTTCTCCTGTTGTTATCTCCGGGAATCCACGACGTTCATTTATAGTCGTTAAACCTTCATCACCACCACCAGTTCCAGTATAATTATGTTTAGGTATTATTTTATCTAAAAGACCTAATCCACCTCCTACTGGTGAGCTTTCCAAAATAGTTTTAACTGTCTTTGTTACAACATTATCAGAATTAACAATTTCAGACCAAATTGACCATACAGAATCTAAGTTACTTTGTGCTGAACTTGTTTCAGCATTTACACTTACATCTGCTTCTTTACCATTTAAGTTATCAACTTTTTGTGAAGTTGTATCTATATTGGAATTTGCTTGTTCAGTATTAGCTGTTGTTTCTACTGTTGGAGTTTTAGAACCTAATTCGTCTGCTTTATCTTCTGTTTCTTTAAATTTATCTAAAGCATCTTTATCATTTACATCAATATCAACTCTAGCTGGTGAACTTGCTAAATGGTCAACTACTGCCTTTCTTACATCATCTGCATTTGATATAGTACCATCTTTATTAAATTCAATTTTAACTTGCTCTCCGTTGATGTTAGCTATAGCAACTTTCATTCCATTAGCTTTTTCTATTACAGTTTGCATTTTAGAAACTGTTTCTCCAGTGTCAATTTTGACCATATTGCTTCCATCAAGTTTTAAATTACCAATTCCATATTGAATATTAGATGCTAATTCTCTAATTTCCTTTGCAACCTTTGCACCTGTTGCTTTTGCATCATTAGAAAACTTCTCACTATATCCACCAAACTTACCTGTAAAAGTATCGTAAGCACTTGTAATATTGCCTGTTGCTTCATCAACTGTAACATATATATCATGCCACTTACCTGTTGAGTCTTGAACTCTCTTCATTCCACTTTCTGTTGCATCTGCTACAGCTGAAAACTGTTGCTCTATTTTACTCAAATCACCTTGAGTATTTAAATCTGCTTTAGAAAATAATGATCCATCAACTTCATTAAGAGTTCCTTTTAAGCTTGGGCTTTTTTCATAAAGCATATCAAGATATTCACGTCTTTTGTCTTTTTCAACTTTAATTAAATCATCATACTCTTTTTTCTTTGCTACAATTTGCATTTGTGCATTATTTGCTTTTACTAATAATTCATTTTTAGTGCTTTCATCTTCTGCTTTTATAGCTTTATCATTATAGTCTTTTACTTCTCTCTGTAGTTCATCTAATCCAGTTTTATATGTCGCTCTTGCATCTGCAAACTTCTTTGATAATTCTCCAGATGCAGACTTATATTCCTCTTTAGCATCATCTGCTGAAATTCCTTTAAGTCTTTCACCAAATTGGTTTTTAGAGAAATCACTTTCGGCTGTATTCTTTGCTTCAACTTCAGCTTGTATCTGCTTAACCTGTTGAAGATATTTTTCAATAGTTTCAACATCTTCTTTACTTAACTTACCATGCTCCTGAATGGCTTTAGTCCAAACATCAGAAATCTTACTTTGAATTTCTTCAATTTGTTTTAATTTTTGATCACTTGCTTTTCCAGCTTCATCTAGAACAGCCTGCTCACCACTATCAATACCATCTTTTTGATTAAACATTTTAGAAAGTTCGCTTTGAACCTCTGTTTTTCTCTTATTAATAGCAGTTTTAGCACCATCTATCATTGAATCAATAGCACTAGAAATTTTCTTTTTACCTTCTTCTGAAATTTTCTCTCCACTATTTTCACCTGTAAGAGTCATTTCAAAGTCATGATATTGTTTAGTTGCCTTTTCAATTCCTTCCTTAAAAGAATCACTTACTCCTTCGCCAAAATCTTTATATATAAGACCTGCTTTTTGGAGCTCTGACTTACTTTTAATTGTGCTACCAGTACATGCATTAACTGCTCTTTCCCATGCATTTAAATCATCAGTACTTGTAGTAACTGATTTTTCTAACAACTCATGGTATGTAACAGCTCCAGCTATTCCAACAACTAAAGCACCTGCTACTCCTGCGGCTGCCATACCAGCTGTACTAAATGCAGTTAAAGCAGTACCTCCTATACTCGCACCTTCTCCTAATAGTCCAAGAGTTGATGCTAATCTTCCACCAAAAGTTATTAAACTCCCTATTCCACCAGTTACGGATCCTACAACTTTAGTAACCGGACCTATTGCTGCAGCAAAAAGAGCTGTTTGAATTATACTTTCTTGCATACTTGGAGGTAATTCACTAAATCTATTAGCCATATCCATAACTTCATTAGCCAACTTGGTTATCGTAGGTGCTGCAACTTCTTCAAGTTTTATAGCTGCTGTTTCTAATGAACCAGTCATTTGCTCTATTGCGCTTTTAGAATTGTCTTGCATTGTCTTAGCCATTTCTTTAGCTGCACCATCAGAATTTTTGTAAGAGTTAGTTAATTCATCTAGAGCACTTGAACCGCCTTGCATTAATACCATCATTCCAGACATTGCTTCTTGTCCAAAAATTGTAGCAATAGCATCTTCTTTCTTTTGGTCTGTCAATTTTGCAGTTTTATCGTTTAATTGTTGTAAAATATCATCTAATGGTTTTAATTTACCATGAGAATCAAAAGCACTAAAACCTAAATTCTTCATTAAGGTTGCTGCTTCTTTAGAAGGACTAGCTAATCTAGTTAATGCACTTCTTAACGTAGTTCCAGCCTGACTTCCTTTGATACCACTATTGGCCATTTCTCCAATAGCTGCTGTAACTTCTTCTAAAGATAGTCCCATTGCATGAGCAACTGGAGCAATATATTTCATTGCTTCCCCTGTATCTGCTACAGCTGCGTTTGTAGCGCCAGCATTTTTAGCCAATACGTCAGCTACATGTCCTGTTTGGTCTGCAGCTAATCCAAATCCTCTAAGTGTACTAGCTGCAATATCAGAACTACTTGCAAGACTTTCACCACTGGAAGCTGCTAAATCCAAAAGACCAGGCATAGCTTGCATTATTTCATTGGTACTGAATCCAGCACTTGCTAAATTCTCCATACCTTCGGCTGCTTGCTTTGCACTAAATGCAGTATCAGCACCTAATTGAAGCGCTTGGTCATGAAGCTTAGTAAACTCTTGACCAGTGGCTCCTGAAATAGCTTTAACCCTAGACATACCAGAATCAAAGTCCATACCAATTTTAGCAGCTGCAGCACCTAGTCCAAGAATAGGCAAAGTAACTCCCATTGTGAGTTTATCTCCAACACCTTCAATTGACTTTCCAGTTTTACTTATCTCTTCTCCGATATTTACATTTTTGATATTCTTTTCAATATTATCTTTAATACTCTTTCCTGTTTCTTGAGCCTTTTTATCTATTTGATCTAATGACTTAACAGCAGATACACTTGCACTAGAGAATTCTCCATCTAATCCATTTATAGCATCTCTTGCACTATCTAATTTTATCTTTTTACTATTTAAGCTATTTAATCTGCCTTCTAGCTTTATTACACTTGCTTCAGCATTGAGCATTTGTTCTTGTATTTTATTCTTTTTATTTACGTCAGTTGCGCTTTCATATGTTTTCTTTAAAGTAGCTAATTTATTTTTTTGCAACTCTATTTTTGAATTTGTATTTTCTATACTCTTAGAAATGTTATCCATTTGCTTAGCAATATTACTAAAATCAATACTCTTAGCTGCTTTACCAATTTTGTTTATAGATTCTTCTGCTTGTTTCATGGCCTTTTCAGTGCCTTTACCTAAATCATCAGCAGCTTTCTTACTGGCAGTTTCAACGTCTTTTTCAAATCCTTTAGTATCAAGTTTAGTATCAATAACTATTCTTCCATCATTAGCCATGGATAGCACCTCCTTTCAATAAAAAAAGAAGCAACCTAAGTTACTCCTATAATTCTGATAAATCTCCACCACGTTTTAGTATTGAAGCTAAATTTTTATTATGTTGAACCTCTTCTTTTGAGCGTGGAATTGAATATAATTTTTTTAATTTTATATAATGTTCTTTCATATTCTTATCTTTAATCTTATTTAAATCCATAGCACGAATACTCATTATTTTACTTATTTCATGCTCATCTGTTAAAGAAGAAAATAATGCTTTAAACTTCCACCAATGCAAATTATCTTGAGTCAAATCAATTCCATATTGAGCTAAAAAAGCACCACAAATTTTTTCTCCGTCATAATCAAAAGAAAAAATTTCTTCTTTGCTGGAACTTCCTTTTTTCTTATTGTTAATATCTTTTCCACATCTATAAAACCAAAGTAATTTATCTATTGCTTGATTTATATTAGGCGGAATAATAGGATAAAAAATTTCTAATGCCCTCGTGAATATTTCTTCATCTTCTAATGTATTATCATTTATTAATTGCTCAAATCGTATAGAAAAACGGAAGTCAGTATTTATTTTGACTTCCGTTCCATCTATTAAAACATATTCGGGCAATCTTTCTAGCAATATACTCATGTCATTGCCCCTTTCTAACTAAGCTTTAGAAGTTACTGTTGCAATACCAACCTTCTTAGCCTTGAATGAAGAATCTACTTCAACTATGCAGATTTTATTGCCTGTAGTTGCAGTTATATCAGAAACACCATTCCATACTGTATATGATGTACAATCATCATTTAACGCTGGTGCTGTTACTACACTTGCTGTCTTGTACATATAAACATTACCACTTGTTAAAGCTGGAGTAACTGTTATTTTAGTTGTTCCACTTGAACTACCTTCAACTGATGTAACTGTTAAAACTCCAAGAGTTTCTACATAGTCACCTTTAGTAAATGTTTTTTCTTGAATATCAAAATATCCAAACACAGGATCACCAACTGGATTTAAGTTACCTGCACCAGTCATAGTTTCTCCACCAGCACCTTGCGAATTTGTAACTTCAACTGCAACTTTAAATTTTCTAGCTTTGAAATATCTAGTTGAACCAGGAGTTGCTGGTAACCATAAATCTACTCTTACATATTCTCTTTCTGCATCTGTTCCGACTGCTTGATTTCTACCAATGAAATATAATTCTTGAACTGTTTCAATTTCTGCTGCTTCTTCATCATTTGCTTCGTTGTACATTAAATCTAAGTCATATGCAAACTTTGGCTTGTAGGATTTTATTGTAGTTGATTCAGACTTATCGCAAATATAAGTTTTACTTTCAACTTGAGCACCTACATCTTCATTAAGAGTATTAAAACCAGTACCCATAAATGCAAACTTTCCTGTAGCTTTGATTAATAAGTAATCAGCTATATCACTTCTCACTATTTTTTTGTTCATTTATTCATCATCCTTTACTAATTATTTTTTCTTTTTTAAATATTTAAGCCTTAATCCAATTTGGTATCTGGCTTTATCAGTAGTAACTTGAAAAGCATAACCTGTAGTTAATACTTCTATTTTTTCACTTTTAAAACCACTTTCCAAAATAGGAAAATTCCTTTGATTGTTTTGTTTTTCAATCCATTCAGCAAAGTCTTCATAAAACCCTGAGTTTTTTATATTTTGAATTGTATTGGATCCATAAGGTTCTCTACTACAAAAAACAAATTGAAATTGTCTTTCAGAATCTCCATTGATATATGTTTTCAACACTGGTTCACATGGAACTTCTTCTATTGAATAAACCGTAGAATCTTCGCCTAAGTAATTTACATTAAGTCTTATCCCTTCATCATTTTCATTTAAAAAAGGGCAGGTCAATATAAATTTTCTAATACTTTCAATTACCATGCAGCATGACCTCCTACAAAATCAGCAACTTTCTTTAATATTTGATCTCCTTGTTGTGGCCACATTCTTTTATCCCACAACTTTCCTCTTAATCCTCCAAGGCTTTCACCTTGCTTTCCATTACCTTCATTAGTGTAATATTGCTTAGCTGCATATGGAGAATTATAAGCGACAAAGTCAGTTCCTAATTCAACAGAC